ATACATAGCTGTCGCAGGCACATAAATTGTTTCTTTTCCTGCAATTTTGACCGCACTACTGCCTACAGTTATATCTGATTCAAAATTACCGCCATCTGCTTTACTCACAGTATCTGCCACGCTAAAAGCATCAAAAACTATTATTTCTACTAGATCGCTGACCGATGCAGCTTGAGCTAATTCTATTTGAGTCCCAGTTGTAGATGTGTAGTCGGCGTCACCTAACTTCACACCATTTTGATATACGTCAACAAAGTTGCTATCTGTGTAACTTAACGTTGCACCCTCTGATCCTGCGCCTGTAAAAATGGTTTGACCAGCCGTGGCGGTGTAAGTGTGCTTTCTTCTAACTCCAAATTGTGGACTGACTCCTATATACGGCATATTTACTCCGTTGGTTTATCTGGAAATTTAAAATTTTTATCCGTGATTGATTTAAATTTTTTGGTTATATCTCTCAGTTCTTGTCTGTATTTTTTCCACTTTGTATCGTTTGACAAAGTAACATCTCTTGATTGCGTCCAATCTGTTTGAGTCAATAAGTTATTTCGTAAAAATCTTAATTCATCCAAATCTCTTTGAGCTTGACCATCATCCCATTTTTTCTCTTCAGCTTCTAATTCTTCTTGCTCTTTATCAGTAAGCTCAATTTCAATTCCATTTACATTTTTGATTCTATTTTTCATTATACAATACCATATAATTTAAAGACTCCACTAGCTATGTCATCAGATGTAGCTTTTATTCTTATTGCATCAATAGTAACTGAATTTGATTCGTATGCACCCAAAGATTGTGTCATTATATAATAACTATCACCAAACGCCCAAAAGTCACCATGTATGACAGTTCGTCTTGCTCCTCCTAAATTGTGAAACGTCAATGTGCCATGACCGCCACCTTTATTAGCAGTGTTGCTTATTCCATGATAATTGTATCCAGCATAATCATTATGATAAGTTACATCTGTTGCTGTCGTTGAAGTATTTGTGTATGACCTATGAGTTATACAATTGTATGTACTATCTCCATAATAAGATGAACCTGCATTAGAACTTACTAAAACACGAATATGTTTACCATTAGTTTGTGGAACAAAAGCATCTATTGTAATTTCATATCTTGGGTAAGTGCTATCTAAAACAACACCATTACTACCATTAACAAAATCAACAGTAGCAGTATTACTTGAAATAGTTATTGACCTAAGAAGTTTTCTTGTGCCTGCACCTGTCACAGAGCCACTAAATGCAAATGTATCTGCTAAGTTTATGCCCTCTGCTTGTACTTTTGTTAATGCCATCCTTTACTCCGTTGGTTTCTCAGGAAACTTAAAATTTTTGTCTTTCATTGACTTAAAGGTTTTTGTTATATCTCTTAATTCTTGCCTATATTTTTTCCAAGCATCGCTCATTGTTACATCACCTAATGCCATATAATCTGTTTCAGCAAGTAATTCATTTCTTGCAGATCTTAATTTTAATAAATGTCTTTCTGCTTTGCCATCTAACCATGCCTTTTCTTCAGCATCTTTTATTTTTTCTTCTTCTGCTGTGAATTTTTGTTTTCCGCCACCTGCTAATTGATGATATCTAGCCATATTGTATCCTTAATTAAATCCATATAATTTAAATTTACCAGTGTGTTGACCACCACTAAGTTGAAATAATATACCTCTACAATAGTAAGCACTATAAGTTCCGGGGTCCATACCAACATGAAAAGTAAATGCTTTATGATTAGCATCTTCATCAGAAAAACTACCCTGACCATTAAATGCAACAGGGGCATCTGTAGTATTTACATTTTGTAAAATACCATGAAAAGCTCCTCCCTCTCCAGTAGTATTTCCTATTTCATCAGTTCCTATAACTCCATAAGAACTAGTGTAATTTTGCGATCTATATGCGGCTGTGCTTGAGTTCATGCCTAATTGAGAGTTTCCATAAGAATGATGATTACCTGATATTATGCTTCCAGCATCACCACTTGCAGTTGTTGTTAAATAAAATTTAACTTGTAATTGCTCTTCATCTTGTGTTGAAGTATGAATTTCATACAAAAAAAGATAGCTATCATATGTGCTGTTTATAAAACTATTATTAACAACAAATGTACCATCAGATGTGCTTATAGCTTGATCTACTAATTTTACTAAAGGACCACCTGTAGGCGATTGAGTAAAATTAACAACACCACCACTTGATATAGAAATAGCATCTGTATCACTTGCACTACCAATATTACCTGCATCAGGTATAACTATATTGCCTCCGGGTGTAAATGTACCACCGCCTGTGATTGCGCCACTAAACGTACCGCTTGTTGCACTCAAAGCACTTGTAGCTGGATGATTAACGGTAGCCACAGTTCTAAATAAATAACAAACAAAAATATTATTTGTTCCGTTTGAGGGTGCATCAGTGCCTTGAAATGTCAGTGTTGTACCATTACTAACTACATAAGATATAGAAGGTTCTTGTATAACACCATCAACGGATACAAGTATATCCTCATCAGAACCCACAGAATGATCTAACGTAAATACTTTGTTTGATCCGTTACCAGAAAATCTTGTTGCAGCTTGTGAAGCTACAAATCTATTACCTGCTGTATTACCTATATATGGCATCTTATATCCTACTCACTAATCGTATCAACAACCGATACCCAAACATCTGCTGAACTGGCCACGCTGCTTTTGACATTAAGTATATCACCAGATACCATTACAACCTTTGCACCACCATCTAATACCTGTAATGCTGAACCTACTGGTATTGGAGCGGCTTTAACAATATAATAGTCAAGAGTACTACCTGTTCCAGTGATATATACATCTACTAAAATTTGTGAAGTTGCGACATTAGCTATATTAATACCAATTAAAGCATCATCAGAATTTGCAGTTCGTAAAACTACTTCACTTGTTCCCACATTCCTTGCAATGCTTCTTTCAAAATCTTGTGCCATGTTCTACTCCTATAAAGCTATGGCCATTGCCACAGCAAAACCTTTGCCTGCTTTTGCATCTATTTGTGTTTGCACAGCAGATGATACGCCATCTAAATACCCAATTTCCGTAGACGTTACTGCACTTACTGATACATCTCCATTGCTGTCAGAGACCAATGCTCTTGATGCTGTCAAGTCTTCCATCTTGCTAAAATTTATTGCAGCACCTGACGCAACACTCGCATTTACAACCGCATTGGCCGCTAATTGATCGGCGCCTACAGCATCATCTGCAATTTTAGCTTGAGTAACTTGATCATCTGCAATATGAGCTGTATCGATACTACCGTCAGTATAATGTTCACTATTAATAGCATCGTCAGCTATCTTTGCTCCAGTTATTGCATCGGCTGCAATTTTTGCTGTAGTAACTTGAAGATCAGCTATGTGAGCTGTATCAATTGATCCGTCTGTATAGTGTTCAGAATCTATAGCGTCATCTGCTATTTTAGCACCAGTGATAGCATCCGCTGCAATCATAGCTGTTTCAACAGATGTATTGGCTATGGTCAGCGCTCCACTGTCACTTGCAGTTGCATCGCCTGACATAGCGGAATAAATATATTTCTTAACTCTTGTTAAAGTAGATTTTACTTCTGTGCCATTAGCCCCATTATCAACAATGATTAAATCTGCGTCTACTAAGTCTTCACCAACATCACTAGCGCCATCTATCTCTAATGCCCCTAACTCAACCTTACCAGCAGTAGATATCGTGCTAAGTTTGCTGTCTGCAATGCTTCCTGCTAATTTCGATGAGGCTATACTCCCTGCTAACATATCATTAGTTACTGAGCCTGTGTCACCTGTTCCCACAAGTGTTCCAGTTGCAGTTGGAAAACTTAGTAATGCAGTATTATGGTTTACTACATTTGAGCCAAGAACTATGGCGTAATTACCCATGTAACCATGACTAGAGCAACCATAATACAAAATGCTTGGTGTATCCTCATCAACTGCTATTTGTAAATATGTACTTGTAGTTGTTACCCCTGTTGTAAAAGCTGTAGTTTTAGCGGCATCTAAATACAATCTAAATGGATGACTCGACATATCACTTGAACTAAGAGTGAATCTATAATGATACTCTGAATTAGCCGTAACGCCATCTGTACCATGTAATGTTAAAGCAGGAGACTCAATGCCATTCAAATAATAAGCGTTACCACTTCCGTCACCTTGATAAGGGTGCGCTGACTTAGATGCAACTGTAACATTTATATTTATTGGAGAAGAGGAGCTACCATAACGACCTGCATGTGTATCCGCAGAACTTAAGTTCATAGTGGATGCGCCAACATCACTCAAAAGAACTGACTTAGATGCTGGTATTGTACAAAAAATAGTTTTTGTTCCAGCGCTAAAATCGACTGCACTATCACTGTTGGAGCTACTAATAATTGTAGTTCTAGCTATAGTGCTAGAATCACTACTCAATGTTCCTAAACCAACCTCAAACTCAGCAGTTCCGGGTAAAGTTACAGCATAATATGTTGTATTAGAGTTACCAATACCGGTCCCAAAAGTTTCAAATCCAGTTACCGCACCACCTAGTGATATTGTGCCAGTGCCAGTAGTAGTGGTTGTTTCTTTTACTCTGTCATTTATAACAAAAGCCATTACTTTAACTCTATTGTTAAATTGTTTGCATTAATCCTAAATATATCACCTGTTGATATTGTTTTATCTGCATCTAACTTACCTATGAACAATACGTTACCGCCAGATCCAACGACATCTAAGGGATCTGTTAAATGTGTAGCTATAAAAATATGTGTTATTGTATTACTGCCACTCGTACATTCAAGAAATTCTATGGCACTTGTGTTTTTACAGGTTTGTGTATCAGCAGATTCCGCTGTTAGTGTCCAATCAGCATGAGGAACATTTTTTCTTGCATATGCACCAAAAGTTGCCTCTGTTATAACAGGATCTCCAGATTCACCTGTTGAATTATCAAAATTTGTTACATTTGTAGCTAAGCCAACAAATATATTATTGCCGGGTGTGCTAAAAGATGCTGCGTTGTTTTTGAAAATTAAACTTAAAATTCTATTTTCTAAAAAGGTGGTTGCTGCGTTTGCTGTTGCCATGTTCTACTCCTATGTCCTTTGCGCTCTAGGTAAACCCTCAGAGTACGCATCAGTGTTTTCTCTTGCTTCTCCGTAATCTTTAAGTCTTGTTAATTGATCCATAAATCTTTTTTCATACTGTTGTATTAAGTCAGGCTCACCTTTCATAAATAAATACGCATCTACTAACGAGCCAAACAACAATGCAAACGGTGCATTGGTGCTTAACCATGTTGTACCACTATCGGAACCAGCAGTTAAGCTGGTTGGTCTGTAATAGTAATGTAATTCTATTGCATAATTTGAGTTTGGGGTAGGGCCAACTATAAAATTATTTGCATCGAACTGTGCATAAAATCTTGGCTTGGCTGTAGAGGATGAGGCATCATATGCTTCTTGTATGAAGTTAACATCTTTTTGTAAAAGAAAAGACTCGCTACCTGATGTTGTGATCTGTAAAGAAAAAGACGCTAAATAGTCTGATGGTATAGTTAAAAACTTATCACTTGTTGATAATGCTGATGTGACATTCTTTCTAAATATCTCCAAATCAACATTCTTAAATATTCTTTCTTCCGCTGCTTTTATAAAGTCTGATAGATGATTTACAAAGGTTGTTTCAGAATTATCAGTATAATCCTGTATTGCTGTTTTTAGCTGTGCAAATGTAAAGCTCATCTAAGCCTCCAAAGTAACTGGTCCCACTGTAGCAAACACACCACCACCTGTGATTGAACCAGATGTAGACGCTGCGGCAACAGTAATAGTATATGTATCATCTGTTAATTTAGTTATAGCATATCCTGTGGCTAAGTTAAAGTTTGCTGCTGTTAATCCGTCAAAACCTAAACAGTTTCTAAATCTTACTGTGTCTGATGTAGATCTACCATGATTTTTTTCTGTAACTGTTACAACGGTGCTGCCACCTACTGCAGCCGCAGTTGTAAATGGATCAACAAGTAATAGCCTTTCTGTTGCGGGTTCTATTCTATCTGGCCTTGCATTTAATAAAGATTGGGTATCATCAGTTTTAAATTTACCTAAATGATTCTGTGGATGATCTGCGTCAACAACATCATATCCAACCATCATACCGGTTTTAGCACCGTTCCTAATCTCTGGTATCAGTTCTTTAAGCGGATATCTAAATCCTGTCTTATCACATATACCATATGCATATTTACCAACTGAATAAGGCATTATTTCTCTTTCTTTGATTTATAGAAATATTCTTCACTATCTCCAAATCTTTCTAGTTTGTTCTCGTTTTCTACCTGATAATAGTGTGTGCTAACTTTAAAATCAGGCGTTAATGGTTCTGCAGGCGTTAAGCTGTTATCATATATCCTAGTTCTGTTATTAGGGTATAAACAATACTGACCGTTTTCTAACTCTATAATATTATGTGACTTATGCTCTTCAGGTGTTTCACTGGTGCTAAAATCAACTGTATCTATATCACCATGATAATTATCAAGAGTTGCAACATAAGACCCTTTTACTGATCCTGCGTCTCTTGTGTAAACTTCATAACTCATAGAGCCTATGAACTGTTTTTGTATACAGGTTACATTGTAATCC